GTCAATTGGGTCAACACGGATCTTTTCTAGATCAAGCATGATTGCTGCTAGTGATGTTTGAATCAATCCAAATCCATCAGCAATGGTTGTTAAATAAGATTCTTTAGCGATTTCTGATGTAATGGATCGCATAGTATCCAATGATTCAACGGTTTCGTAAAACCCTTCGGCATCATTGATGACTTCTTGCCAAGCCGACGACATTGTTGATACCGCCTCATAAACACCCTCAGCATCGTTGATAACTTCCTGCCAACCGGCATCCATCGACATTGGTCGCACAAGTGGATTAAAATCGTTGATAATTTCTTGCTGATCAAAATTCATTGACATGGGTCTTGCAAGGGATTCGGCACCAAACGGTGACCCAAGCAACCCACCGGGGCTTGATACTGGATTGATTTCAGACATTAACGATCTAATCGTTTCAATTGTTGATTGTAGACGTTCTCGACTTAGATCCGAATTGAGTATTGTACCAATGTTACCAAGAAGTGTTGCCATTTGCCTAAGTCGATCAAAACTTTGTTCCGGTATCGTCATCAGCTGTTCGGTAGTTACTGCGCTAATCTGGCGTACCAACGATGATACAACATCTATTAACGGTTGTACCTGTCGCGTGTTAATACCTCCCCTGAATATTTGGCCAATTCGGTCAAACATGTTACCAATCGTGTTGATCCGTGCCAGGTTTGCGTCGTTAAGCAGTGTCAACAGATCTGATATCTTATCCCTAAATTGTGTGATATTGGTTGAAGATTCGTCTAACGCTAGTCCGACACTGACCAATCTATCTAGTTTTGTCGCAGGATCAACCGTTATAAGTCGACCTAACCCTTCGCTGAGGCTTTGCAATATTCCTGGATTAAATCCTTCTAGAGCGCGTTTCATGGCTTCAATGCCACGAGCAGAACCTTCTAAGTTATTGCTAGAAATTTCGCTGAGGGCAGTGATTTGCCTCGTAGTAGCGTCAACGTTAGCGGTTCGCAGTTCCCTAAAAGAATTGACCATGTTTGAAAGCTGGGTACCAACTGACGTAACAACCTGAGATACACCAGAGAATGCCGAATCAATTGCCTTTCCAACGCTGTTCACCAGCGCAGAAACTCCTTCAAATCCAGATCTAATTCCAGTACCAAAACTCTGTGCTGCTGATCCAACACTCCGCAATAGTTCGCCTGCTCCGGATAGTCCTTGGTTGATTGCAGTACCAAAACTCTGTGCTGCTGATCCAACACTCCGCAATAGTTCGCCTGCTCCGGATAGTCCTTGGTTGATTGCAGTACCAATACCGGTAAGAAGTGCGCCTGCCCCGGATAGTCCATCCCTGATAAAGGTTCCAATATTTCCGATAACCGACCCAAAGCTTTGAACGATTGCCGCACCACCGACAAATACTTCTCGTATCATCTTACCAAGTGGTTCAAGTGCGGGCGCGGCTAATCTCAACGCACCGGCCAATCCAATTATTGCAGCGGTTATGATCGCTATGGCAGGAGCTGCTGCAACCACCGCTGCGCTAAAGGAGGCAGCAGCTGGTACCAATGCCCTAAGCGTACCGCCAAGTCCCCGAGCCGCTGCTGCTGTTCCTGCGCCCCTGGCGGCGCCTGCGGCCGCGCCGCCACCTCCCGCCGCAGCAGCGCCACCACCACTGCTAAGACCGCCGAGCCTACCTAATCCTCGTAATGCACCAAGACCGGTTCTGACCATTAACAATCCCATAAGTGCCACGGCTGCTGTGATAACCGCAGGCGCTGCTAGTATTCCGGCAGCCATTATCGCATATCCTGTACCGGCACCTCCGCCGAACATTCCGCCAAGACCTTTAGAAAACTCGTGAATGGATCCAAAATCAGGCAACATAGCCCTAATGGCGGTGCCAAATTCTCGAACGTCTTTCATGAAATCGCTAAATCCGCCTTGGCCCTCTTCCTTGTCTAACCACTTGAAGAAGTCATCAAATGCCGTTGTTATTCTAGTGATTATGGATTCCATATTATTTTTTAGATAATCACCGAATCTAGTTATATACGGTCCGAGTTTTTCTCTAATGGTTGTTGATGCTGTTGTTAGAGATCGTCCAAACTGTCGCAGAATCGGAGCAAGGCCTCTTGCCACATCACCTAGCAGTGCTGTTACCGTGTTGCCAATTGAACTAATTCCGGCATTAAATTCATTGAATGCTTCTTGGCTCTCGGACAAGTTTCGCCGTTGGATATCCTCGGCTTCCCGTTCTTCGGTCGTGAGCAATGCTCGGCGTGCCTGCTCTTGTCTAAACGCTTCTGATCCCTGCTGCAAACCTCGAACGAAATTATAAAGCTCTGGTCTTGCTGCACGCAGGGCTTTCATTTGATCTTCTGTCATGTTAGCAAAGATAGCAGACATGCGTTCAGATGCCTGTTGCGCATCTAGGTTGCCGGATCTTAATCCGGCCGTAACATCCTCGAGAGATGTTGCAAATCCGGGGACAATTGACAGCAGCGGACGCATGGATTCACTGATCAACGCAGGTCCGCCCATGAACATGCCTTCTATCATTTCTCCTAACTGTCCGGCACCTGCGGCGCCAAAAGTAGCGTTCAACGCCGCGGTTAAACCTCGAACACTACCGGCACCTGCCGTGCCTGCTGCGCGCTGTAGTCCATACATTCTTGTGGTTCTTAACAATTCTGCGGTTGATTTTCTTAGCTCGTCTCGATTCCTACCAGTTGCTTGGCTCAGTTGATCGAAGTTTCTCACCGTATCCATCGTTCGACCGACGATCTGTTGATCAGTAAGACCCCGTATCTCACCGCTTTGGCGCATCATTTCGATGGTTTCTAGCGATGCGGTGGTCATTTCGCCCTGCGTCATTATGAAATCAGCACCGCGCCGAGACATCTGGCTCATCTGTCCAGCCAATCTCTGCACACGTTGAGTACCAAGAGATGCGGTAACCGCACCAAAGTTACCCATGATACGGCTAAACGCACCGAGCCCTAAGCCAGCTTGCGTAGCAGCATCTGCAAATGAATTAAACCCTCCCTCGGCTGGCCGTATGCCCTGTGCATATAATCCACGAGACATGTCGGTGGTGGTCTTGAGTGCGTCGATCAATCCTCCGGTAACCACGGTAAGTGTTGCAAACGCGCTGGTAACTATACCGAGACCTGTACCAAAGACGGGTACATTGTTTCGTAAAACCTGGCCAAATCTACCAATTCCTGCCCCGGCATCAGTTAGCGACCTGCTGAAATCAGTTGTATCAGATTGTCCAATTTTCATACCGGCTTGCATGTTGGTGAGAATTGACTTACCTTGCTTTGCCGCCGGCGGTAATTTATCATCACGATCGCGACTGCTGCCCCGTCGGCGATATTCATTGTTGGTTTGACGCGTTTGTTGATTGGTGTTTTGTATTTCCTTGGTCAGCTTGTCGATAGCAGCTTGGTCCAACCCACCTGACTTTGCCAGCTGACCGAGCAGTCTCAAACTGATGTTGGAATTTCTAAGGATGCTTTCAAGCGTGGTTTCCTTGGCCCACCCTAGGGTGCCCAGTTGGCGCAGTGCTTGATCGTCTATGTTTGTTATGCTGGAATCTTGATCTGCCATATTTCTTACCGCATTGATGGAAATATACCCGGTTAATCCTGGTAAATACCCATGACTTCTATTTATGGGACCAAAACCATGTCATCAAATCCACTCAAGAGATACTTTCGCCAACCGTCACTGTATGTGAGACTACCAAGCCGAGGGCTTTGGTACAAGAACGGTGAGGTTAGCATGACCGAGGACAATGAAGTAGCCGTGTATCCCATGGCTGCCATCGACGACATCATGCTCAACACTCCAGATGCCATGCTCAACGGACAAGCGCTGGAAAAGGTTGTTACCAGCTGCGTGCCAGACGTGAAGAACGTCAAGCGATTAACCCTGCCGGACCTCGAAGCCATTTTTGTCGGCATCAAGTCAGCTACCAACAACGGCAAGGTCGAATACGATCGCAAGTGCCCAAGCTGCTCACACGAAAACACCTTTGATTTAAACTGCCAAGCCTTGCTTGACAACACATCCTTTGTTGACGACGGTGATCTTGCCATGAAGTTCAATGACGATCTCATCGTGCATGTGAAGCCGTATGATTTTGAAATGCGCCAGCTGTTCATCAAGCGAGAGTTTGAGGAAGAACGCGCCATGCGTGCGTTAGAAATGTCCAATCAGGAAATGGACGACATCACCAAGGCCGCGGTGCTGGGTGAAAGCGTTGATCGTCTCAGCCACATCACCTTTGAGCTAGTAAGCCGCAGCATTGAAAAGATTGAATTGATCAAGGAAGGCGCTACAGTAACTGATCGAGCACATATCAGTGAATGGTTGATGGGTATCAGCAAGCAACAAGCCGATTTGGTCATCGAGGCGGTAAACAAGCTCAATGCCGTGGGAGTTACCAAGAAGGTGCCAGTGGTTTGCGAAAGCTGTGGTAACCAGTGGGAGGATGCGCTGAGCTTTGACCCAACAAGTTTTTTCGCCAAACGCTCCTAACCGGTGATCCAGATCTCATTGTTGAGATGATCAACACGATGGAGCGCAATCGAAAGGCCATAACCAAGGATCTTTCCACATTGGTTTTCTACATGCAGGGCGGGCTTAGTTTCGAGGACAGCCATTTGTTGTCTGCTGATCAGCGATCAGCCATGTCAAAGGTCATTGAGAAACACTACGAAGCGGCAAGCGGCAAGAGCAACAGCAAGCTAATTGGGTGATGGGCTAACGCCCATCAGTTGTGTGTTTCTTTCGATTCGCAAGCTCATCTCTTTCAACACACAACGCATTTATCTACGTCTGATTCTGATAGATTTGAAGCCATTCTTCTCCCCTTGCGGGGAGAGGATTGGTCCGCTTCTGATGAGTCGTCGGCCATGCTGCAATCACCCTTGGTTCTGATCAACCAGCTGGCGGAACGCCTATTTCCAGCTTGCGGGTGCTACTCTCGGGACCATCAGTCCCACGTTCGGTTATGGATTTTCTCCAAGCCGCGAGGCTACCATGCAGGGGCAGGCCACGCGTCACGGGGGTGTTGTCACACGGATCCCGTGATCCTTTTCGCGATTTTTCTGGCGGGAGCTGTCAGCAGATCTCCCGTGGTGAGTTTGATAACCTCGCCGTTATCCTTTCACCAGGTGGCAACACCACCATGATTGGGCCAGTATGTGATCAGTATAGTCTAGATGATATGTTGTATTTTAGATGGTGGGGAGATTTTCATGAGCCTGTATGAGTGCGTTTGTGAGCCTGGTTTTTGGTTCTAGTGAGCTTGGTTGTTTCATTAAGTGTGGACTTGTTAGGGTCCATAGAATTTGACGACGTTCGGTCGACAAACCATTGTATGTCTCATTTACGATGAGATCAAATTCTCTTCGGTAATTAAAACACAATGCAGCGTCAATGGTCGAAAATCTTGATTGGCATGATCTCGATCGTTGCTGTGGTCGTGGTATTGATTGTTTCATGGATTTTGGGAAAAATCTCAAGCTTTATAGACCTTCTATTGGTGTTTTTACATACTAGTCTTGTGAACGTCCTGAGCCAACGTTCCGTTATAACTGAGCCGAGTGCAACAGGGCAGGTTTTATACCTGCCCTGTTTTTTATCTCCGCTTTCGCTCATTGTGATCACTCAGTGTCACGGAATATCCGCCAGTATCCTTGAAATCGATGTACCACTTGCCGTCACCATTGATTGGATGTGGTGCTCGAATGATGGCCGATTTAAAGGTTATATCGCTGATGTCAAATCCGTTGATGCGTAACGGATCAACGGTGTATGGTATCGATACCATGCTGCTGTTGGTTTCTTGATCGAAACTAACCTTGATCAAATCGCCTGGTATTTGCAAATGGCGCTTGGTATCCAAGCTTTGGGTATGTAGAAGCTGTGTTGGTGATCGAAGTCCTTCCGTTTTCATACCGGCGTGCAAGGTATCAGCTTGGTTGATCATGTATTTCAATATTTCCAGAGCCATCGCACGTCTCACGCTTTTATGCAATCGTGCCGGTTCGGCCGCGATCTTCATGATGGTTATCTGTGCTGGTGATATCTTCGGAGAACCATCTGGCTCTCGAATGGAGCTGGCAAAGGTCCTAAGATGTTCCGGCCATTGTTCGGTCGGATGATCCAGCAATTTTTGCGGATCAACCGCATTCTCAGCGCAGATCTCCCAGATCTTTCGTTCCTTGTCCTTGAGTCCCATGAAGACCTGTGGGAACGCTCGAAGTGGAGGAGTTAGCTTTTCGACTAACACATTAAAATAACCAAGCTCTTGGTTAATAAAATACTTCAAATGATGTTCGACATTGCGATTAACGTCTATTTCAAATGTACGTCGATTGGTAGACCGCCGCTTTGGTTGAGTTGTTTCTGGATTATTTCTCATTTGCCTTCCTAACATTTTATTAGTGTACCTTGGCCGGTAAAAATATGTCAACACCGGTGAAATACGCCGTTGATGCTCGATCTAGGCGATACATAGTCAAGCACATGGTATAACGGTACTTGATATCTAATACCTGGATGAAAATATTTCTTGCCACATAGGAAATTAGACATGAACAGTAAAAACAAGGGCAACAGCTTCGAACGAAAGATCGCAAATCTGTTATCGTCTCGGTTTGAATTAAAAACCGGTATCAAGAAGGCATTTCGTCGTAATGCTGACTCTGGCAGCTTTTTTGGAGGATCAAACCAAAAGAGATTGGAAACATATGATACCGAGAAGGCCAGCTTAGGCGATGTCATATGCCCGCAGACCTTTGTTTATACCGTTGAATGCAAGCATTATAAATCGGCGCCGTTGTTTAAGAACATCATGCAACAGGAATGCAAGGAATGGGACGGATGGATCAAGCAAGCCGAGCAGGACAGCCAAAACAGCGGAAAGAAAATGCTGCTCATAATCAAATACAACAATGTCGATGAGATCGTCATTGCCACTGAACCAGTTCCAAACGCCTACAATCTTCCTTACAAGACCTATTTCGTTTCATCGTTGTCATCATGCCTTGCCCAGGACGACTCGGTATTTTTTGACTGACATCAGCTTGCGGCTGAATGATCAACGCTGAATGTCGTGAAGCTGTTTTCTTTGATAACGGTTAACACGGCGCCGACACGATTGATCAGTTCCTCTCGGTGGCTAATCACGAAAATGTTCTTGTTTCGTTCGCGTTCCATCTTTTTAAGTATCTCGATAGCACCCTCAAGACCCTGAGGATCCATTCCGCTGTCAAGCAGCTCGTCAACGAATATCAAATTTATAGCATGCATGGTATTTTCGAAGATGTCCCTGAATGCCCAGCTTAGTCCAAGTATCAACCGTGTGCGCTCCCCTCGAGAAAGATTGTCGAAATCCAATTCCTGTCCATTTAAGCTGATTTCAACTGATAGATCATTGATAAACTTGATCTGATGTGGTAATCCAAGCTTGTCTAGATACTCGTTGAGACGTAGGTTTAGATATGCTAGATTTTGATCGATGATACGCTTTCGAATGAAGCTGTCCTTGTTGGTCAGCAGCTTAAACAAAAATTCTTGGTGATCTCGATCCTTAATCAGTTGGTTGAGATCGTCGTATGTTACCTCTTGCATGGTACCGGCTAGGCTGGTATTTTGATCTCGATATGGATTAACTGATACGACCTCCTTTTCCAATTCCTTGATCAGCTGTTCCAGCGTGTTTCGATGATTTAGAGCTTGTTCCAGGGTCTGATATGCGGTCATCGGTTTGGTCATTTCATTTAACACGCGGTCTAGCTCGGCTAGCTGAGTTTTGCTAATATCGACCTCTTCTTGCTCGGCCTTGGTCTGGGTGTCAAGTTGCATGATCTTGGTTTCTAGACCAGTTCGTATCCTTTCGTGCTCCTGATCATGGATGCCTTGTCCGCATGTTGGGCATTCGTGATTAACGGCCTTGTCGTAGTCAGTTAAGGCAGCATTGAGCTGCGTGGACATCTGCTGTAGGTGCCGACCTTTCATGGCAAGATCCCTGGTGATCTGTGACTTTGACGATACTAGTTGGTTATACAGATCCAAATCTCGATGGGATTGCAGCTCTCGCTCAATGTCAAGGGTCTCAAGGCTCTCGATGGCCTTGGCTAGCTCATCAATGGTTGACTGCCTGGTGATGTCCCAATTATCGGCCTTTCGTGCGATATCCTGCATGGTTAGTCGAATTCGATCGTTGCTTTGCTTCACGGTCCTTATTCGAAAATCCTCCTGCTCAATGGAGGTTTTAGTGATCTTGATCATCTCCTTGAGATTTTCAGCCTTTTGGCTTAACAGGGTGATGGTCAGCAGCTCCTCGATGATCTCTCGTTGCTTTGATGCACCCAGGCTGAGGAATGGTTCCGTGTAGGTATTGAGCGCAAGTATGTGCTTGAACAGAGAATGGCTCATACCGAGGATATTATCTATTTCCTTTTGGGTTTCACGGTTTTCGCCCTGTGCGTCGTCGGTGCTTTCGTCAACATTCTTGTCATCAACGATATATCGAAAGAAATTTGGCTTGCGCCCCCGTTCAATGCGATACTGATGACCGTCCTTTTCAAATTCAACGGCCACCATCATGTTCTTTTGATTGATGTTGTTTATGAGATTATTAACCCTGATGTTGGTAAGGCTTTGCCCGTATAGGCCAAATGATATGGCCTGCAGGATGGTGCTTTTGCCGACCCCGTTTCGTGATCCGTTACCTCCCATGTCGAGATTCTCACCGAGGACCAAGCTCAATCCGGTTTTGTTAAGCTCAACGGTTTGTGTGGCGTTGCCGCAGCTTAGAAAATTTTTGATGATTACGTTTTTAATTATGAGAGCCATTGTAATACCTCATCAGATTGTCCTTCCATGGAAGCATTCTAAGGTTTTCTATCGACGATGCTTCCTCTACGGTCATACCTCTAGCAAAGCATTCCTTGATTGAGATAATATGATCGAGTTGCCATCCACCTTCTACACCACAAAGGGTTCGCGGGTGTCGATTAGGATTGATCCTATCGATGTTTGCTTCATAAATCCGTTGACTCGCACCATGGACATTACGTAGGTATCTCTTCCAGGTCGACATGTTTAGATTTCGTTTTCTGGGCGCTTTTCTTGTCAACCAACTTTTTCGAGTCAAGGCCTGGCATCGATGAGAACAGAATCGTTTCTTAACCGATGGAACGGTGACAAATGAATTGTTACATCCTTCTGCAACACACGTCCTTGCTTCTCGTTTAATCCGTTTAGGTACCGCTTTGCCGGGTTTAGCACCTATTGACATCTTGATTCCAAGTTTTTTGCGCCATCGCCATATTGTAATTGGATGAACTTCTAATTTTACGGCAACTTCTCTTGCCGTCATAGAAATATCCCACAAGCACGGATCGGGTATCAACATATCAAATACCTTGGTATATCTTGACCAGCTCGTTTTTATCCATTGTGTTGGATTCGATGCTTTGAAGATGGCTTATCACGATGGTATCGACACTTTCAAAATTGATGTCGGCTTCGTCCAGCATGTCAGGATCGCTGTTCTTGGGGGTTATTATCTGCACCTCTCGAGCATTGAGCTCATTTTCCAGCAGTTCTTTGATAAAATTAACGTCCTCATACGAAGCGTTGATATCCATGGTGATCTTGGCAAAGGTTCGATCATCGATAAATTGGGACGGATCGGCCACGACCTGGCTCATGGTTAGGGTTCTATATTTTGGTGTTTCAGGCCATGTGATAAAATCTGGGTCCTGTCCCGGTGTCCACACCATCATCCCGCGATCATCATCCCAGGCATCGGCAAAATTGTGAGGGAATGCGTTTCCAATGTACCATATTTTGCCCTTGTTTTGTCTTTTGTGGAAATGTCCGGAAAATACCTGAGTTTGGTTAACAAAGTGTGCGGCATTGAGCAGTCCGTGATCTGGCATTTCTACCATTGCATTCATCTTGAATTTTGGTAGCTCAAAGTGACCAAACATATATGGGGATTTGAGATTTGGCACTTTTTTCCATTGATCAGCAACCAACCATGGCACAAATGCAACCCCGTCCATTTCGGTCATGGTAGAGATCGTGTGTATTTTTGGAAACTGTGTGATGTATGGCAGGCTGTGTATTTCGTACTTGTCTCGATAAAACAAATCGTGGTTACCGAGGATGAAGAACGTGTTGTCAAAATAGTCGTTAAGCAGCTTGAGGCCGCTAACCGAATAGTTCAATGTTGAAATGTTGATGGCGGATCTAACATGGTGAAAGTCCCCGCCGAAGATGCAGGTTCGAATACCCCGGTCCTCGCTTTGCTGGATCATCCATTTGATGAATCTCTCGCAACTGTCATTATGATCACGGCTGTTGTTTCGCATGCCATAGTGCAGATCGGTGAACACCGCTACTTTTGAAAAGTCTGGATTGATTGCCATGATAGATCCCTAGCTAGAATCTATTTTACCTCACCGTACGATCGGTAGCAATAAAGCCGTCGATAATAACACGGCGCATGGCAGTCGTTTTCAAGCTTCCTTTGGTGGGATCTTTTGGGCTATCTCGTTATCAACCATTCTGGTATAGCTTGGCGATGCTCCGTGCATGATCAAGATATCATCGCGGATGTTTTGATTTTTCTTTTCAATATTCAGTATGCGCATGAAGCTATTGGTAATGGTTTGCGTGTAGTAGGCAAATGGATTTGGTGTATCTGATCGGCTTTCATCGAACTGTAATCCAACCTGGGATAGCTGCAACAGTGCCTGGCACTTCATTTCATCGATGTAGGTATAGCCGCGCCAGTTACCGCGATGCCCGTACCGATCAACCAGTTTCATGAACATCAATGCTAGATTATTGGTCATCTTTCCGTGGTCTCGACAGAAATGACCATTTTCTAGCCCGCCTTTCCAATGGCTTTTGAGTACACAGGTCAGTACGTCTTCTTTCATGATGTAGTGTTGGAATGGAGGAAAATTGCATCGCATGTGTCGCTCAGCTACGGTCTTGGCTTTATCAACCTTGTCAGGATTGATCGGTATGTGCGTGTGTGTCATCAGCCTAATCACTATCGACTCAATTGGTACATCATCTAGGGTTATGGTTATTTTAGGATCCTTGATCCCTTGGGAGATCTGTGCCTTTTTCTCGATCATCTGTAGTTCAGCAAGCTTTTTCTTTCTAGCTTCTTCTACCCTGGTCGGCGTTATCAGCTTGATGTCATTGACGATAAAATCGTATCGGGCATAAATGGGGTCTGGATAGGAACAATACGATGTTTTGCTACGGTGGATCTCTTCCAACAGATCCTTGTTGGTTAGATATTTGATTTTTACTGGGGCTATGGCCATGCTTGTTTCCTATCAAGTGAAAGTGTTGTTATTGTAACTATTTTGAACTATTGAGTCAAACCAGACCATTTGGTTAACATGGTGGTTTATAGAGGTGATAAATATCGTCAACAGACCTGGATTTTGGAATATAATACGATGGTAGAAGGAACAAACACGCCTCCGAACATACAAGAAGCCCTTTCTGCATACCAGCGGGCATCGGCGCAGGGCGGCGATGTGCAAGGAACCCTTCGAAACTTGCAGACAGCTATACAATCTCTTTATTTTTTGCAAGATCTAGGTGCTGCACCATCGGCTCCACAAAACTTACAAGATACTGCTGGCAGACGCGTTCGACTTAGGGCTAAACCGGGGTCTACTGGTATAGTATATGGAACGGGGTTGATGAAACCACTGTTGGATACCAACGGAGTTGTATTTCCCTATCAACCAACTATCACATATCAACAAGATGTGACCTACACGCCTATGGAGTTGGTACATACTAACCAGGATTTTCATAGCTATACTCGCACCCCGGCGCTAAAACTGTCGGTTGATGGGCAATTCACCGTTCAAAGCCAGGCAGAAGGTGCATACGCTATGGCATGCATTCATTTTCTCCGAACATCAACAAAGATGTGGTTTGGTGGAGCACAGGGATCTGATGCCGAAAAATACCAAGGGACTCCCCCACCGGTTCTGTTGTTTGACGCCTACGGTCAATACATGTTCAACGCTCTACCGGTGATCATCACCCAGTTTTCAGTTACGTTGCCAAACGACGTCGATTACGTTCCGGTTAAAATCAACGCAGATCAAGGCGGAAGCCCCCAACCTGCTAGTCCAAATGAGCTATATTCGGTTCTTAATTCGATCAACAGTACCAATATAAGCTCACAAACAAATGATGGATATGCCTGGTTACCGGCCCTATTCAACATACAGGTGCAGCTGATCGTGCAAAATACCCCGAGGCGGCTGAGAGCATTCGATCTTTCACAATTCAGGGATGGATCGCTGCTGAGAGGAGGTACCTGGGTATGACAACGGTAAATTATCAACCGGCTAGCCCGTATGCTGGCACTGATCAGGTAAACGTATATCTCGAATATTTGGATTTTTGGAACGGTCCATTTGTTTTACCGCAGACTGACGATCAATTATATACGGTACAAGCAAAATACGACAAACGTCCGGATCTGTTAGCATTTGATCAATATGGATCAACCGGTTGGTGGTGGATTTTTGCCGTTCGAAATCCAAACACCATCAAGGACCCGATCTACGATTTGAAGGCAGGTATTACCATTTATCTACCTAATAAAGCAAACTTACCTAGATTGAGAGTTTAACGATGCCAACTGGCCCAAGATCATCAGCACCTCTAACGCCACCTGAACAGGTTCGGGCAGCAAGTGCGATCCCACCAGTATCACCAACTCAGGTTGATCGTGGATCGGTGACTGCGGCTGCCCAAGCGGCATTTTCCCCGATATTTCCTGGATCTGGTAACGCGATTACGTTTTCCGATGCACAGGGTGCATTGCAGAATCTAGTTTCCGGTGATGCATATCAAGGTGCGGCACAGATAGGACAGATATCCCAAAATTTTAGATCTCAGGTCACGTCGACTCCAGGTCGACAAGTTGAAGCATATCCAAATGTGTTGCATCAATTTGCTAACTATACCTATCATGTCAGATGGAGCTTAACTGATGATTTAGTCGGATCAAGCATTGCTTCGGCTCTTGAGTTTCAATCTACCAAAAAGGTTGTCATAGCTGAAAGCGGTGTAACCGCCGGATTTAACATCACTGATTTTGAAATAGAAAACATCTGTGCTCCAACGCAGCGGGTGCAATCTATGCTGCATACTAAATTTAAGATGACGCTGAAGGAACCGTACGGTCTCAGCCTGATTGATCGAATCTATTCCCTGTCTAGAAGAATGGGGGTTAGGAATCATCTAACTAACTCGACCTTTATCGAGATATGGTTTACCGGATATGATGAGGCCGGAAATATCACTACGCCTGACATGAAAGTTGGATTGTATAAGCTTTTCAGGATTAACGTAACCAAGTTAGAGTCTGACACAACTAGCAGCGGTACCGAGTACAACATCGAGGGCATGTTAGACGGCATGTATGCAAATTCTGATCACGTTGCTATGTTACCTAGTGGTGTTAATATCGGAAACTTAAATCCGCCAACGATTGGTGAATTTTTCCGTCGATTACAACAGGTCATGAATGATCAGCAATTGAACCTGGAAAACGACAATGTGCGCCGAATTGAATATGAATTCGTTTTACCAAACGACATGGGCGACTGGCGATTTTCCACCGTACCGACCACTGATCAACGAAACAGCAGCATTAGTTTGACCGATCCGGCAAATTTCGCCAATCCAACATTTAGCCTATCCAGAGGCATGGATATCAGTACCGTGTTATATTTCGTCATCAGCATGACCGAACGCGGGCGACAGTTTGTAGCCGGTGAAGATCGTCAACCCGGGCAACCTAGCCAAGCACGTCCGGGACAAAGCCAAGCAAGCATACGAGCAAATGGTATGGCAAACATGTTTGCTATACATGCTAGATCTCAGATCGTTGGTTTTGATTATCTAACGGATGATTATGTTCGAAAGGTTACCTACACGGTTACCGAATATCCCACAACTAGGGCTATCGTTGATCAACAAAATGCTGTTGCCACACAGCAGCCGGCGCAGCAACAGGATCGACAAAACACACTGGTTAGATCCAAGAGATATAACAAGGTCTACGACTACATCTTTACCGGGACAAATCTTGATGTAATCAAGCTTGATATCAAGCTTGAATGGTTTTGGCAAGCATCAGTTCCGACACAACTTGGCCAAAACGTTTACAGCAACTATACCATTGGGCCTCAGGTCGATCCGACCAGCATTGCATTTGCATCGGCTAATCAATATCGTCGAGCTAGGGCAGAGGTACAGACAGCTCGGCAAAATCTCAGTGCCCTGCAGAATGCTCGAAATGCCCAGCAAAATCAGCCACAGATTGAATCGGCACAGCAAACCCTTCAGGAAGCCGAGCGCTTATTATCTCAATATGGCAACGACGCTAGGAGATTCCAGGAACGCTGGGAAAATCGCAGCCCTGGAGAACAGATGTTGCAGGGCTTGCAGGTACAGGTTGGTAACGATGACATCAGAGGTGCAGCAGTACAAAATTTTGCCACCAGAGCTGCGTGGGATCTATCCACACGAAATCGTCAGAATCTCTATCTTGAGGACGCTAGGGTGGCAAATTTTTATTCAACACCTCTACCGGTGAGCCTGCGACCGGTATCAGCTCCGATCGGTCAGATCGCTACCATGGCTGGTGCGGCTCAATCAGAGCAAGCTTCGGCACGGGCTAATCTAGAAAGCCTTCCTAGGAATCGAAGTTTGGTAGCAGCGGTATTGAACGACGTCATGTCAACGCCTTATTTTGTTGAAGTTAACATTGAAATACGTGGTGATCCATACTGGATTGGGTTGGGGAACATTGAGGAAAATTCAGCTATCGCAACAGCAGCGCGGCAGTCTGAGCTACAATACTCACCACAAGCGGCATTTTTCTACGGAGGCGAAACTGGGTTCTTTTTGAATTTTAGGACCGGAGAAGCTCCGAATGAGGAAACCGGTTACGTTGAATTTAATACCAGCAGCATTGCATTTAACGGTATCTACAGCGCGATAGAAATACGCAGCATTTTCAAAGATGGCAAGTTCACACAGGCTATCAAGGCGATCAAGGATCCATTGTTGCAGTCTAGTTCCGTGCAAGGAAACCCTGCCGTTAATCCCGCGCCGGCGACCAGTATTGCTGCGCAACAAGCTGCCGGTGCAGCAGGCGCAGCTCCGGCAGCGACAGCTTCTCCAACACCAGCTGCTGCCCCTAGCGTTAGTGTGGTTCCGCCTGCGGTAAACACCAACCCCTACAGCCAAGAAAATAATCCCCTTACATCACCGTCTGGGATGAATTTTGGCCTATTTTAACCAAGGAATATCATGGTAACCCTAACAAGACACATCAATGCTCCGCGCAGCTATGATCTTGAGCTTCCTGGCCGAGGAACCTTGCAGGACAAATTTTATGTTGGATTTATCAAGGTAGCTGATGATGTTCTACGCATGGGCCGACTGAAGGTCTGGATACCAGAACTCAACGGTGACCCAAATGACGAAAATGGTTGGTTCATCGTTAGCTACTGTTCACCGTTTGCTGGTGCGACTAGCATTTATGACAATAAAAACGAAAACACCTTTGCAGGCACGCAAAAAAGCTACGGCATGTGGTTCATACCGCCAGATGTGAACAACGAGGTAGTTTGCGCATTCATCAATGGGGATCCGGCTAGAGGAATATGGCTAGGGTGTTTATACCAGCAAAACATGAACCACATGGTGCCTGGATTGCCCGGGCAAGACAGCACTGCTAGCACTCCAGTTGCCGAATACAACAAGAAAGTTGTTAACACCAATTTAAATAATCCGGTAAGACCGGAATATTCTCCATTGGCCGAGGGTCTCTTAAGGCAGGGATTAAACGTTGATACCATAAGAGGAGTCAGTGACAGTGGTGCCCGCAGGGCCGAACCGGCTAATTCGATTTACGGTATATTAACACCGGGCGGTAGCCAAATGGTGTTCGATGACAGTCCTACCAATAACTACATCAGATTTAGAACGCAAAGCGGCGCTCAAATCATGATTAACGACACGTCTGGATTTATCTATCTAAACAGCGTTGATGGTAAGAACTGGATCAGCATGGATGCAACTGGCAAGGTTGACATCTATGCACAGGATGATATCACCTTGAGGAGCCAGGGCAGCATTAACATACGGGGCGACCTAGATGTTAACATTGAAGCTGGTCGTGACATTAACATGCGTGCTCGCGGAAAACCGACAACTGCGGGAGTATCGTCTACGGCTGGTGTCCCGCCACCGTCGCTGCCAGCAACTGGTAACATTGTTGTGGTCGGAGACAGCATTGCACAGGGAGTTGGCTCCAGAATAGAAGGCGCGGTAGTATCAGCCGTGGTAGGCGAATCGTCAACGGAGATTGCCGTACGGGTTAGGGAAAACACCAGCATTCAAAATTCCGTGAATGCCATACTCAGCGTTGGTAGCAATGACGGGCCACAGGGAAATCAATCAACATTAACGTCTAACCTCGATTCAATTCGAACTTCTCTAGCATCTAATAATTATATTTGGCTGCTACCATACGACGATGTGTTGAAAGCAACGGTTAAAACATTTGCTGACAGCAAGGGGGATAAGACCCTTAATCTCAGCCGATACCCGTCGTCGGATAATCTGCATCCCAGGGATTACGCGCTGGTGGCCAATGATGCGCGGGCCTTGTGCATACCGTCGCCGGATGCGGTAGTTAACGGTGTAACTGGTGCAAGCGCCGGAGGTGTTGGCCAAACGCCATATGGACCATATAATACGGGTACCTTTAGGTCGCTGGAGGATGCTGAAGCTAAAGCAGCCCAGTATAGATCTGCGGTTGAGTTTGGGCGGGCCAATCCAAGCCTTTATACCCCGGCAGAGATGCGGGCAATGTTGTATTTGGAATCAGCTGCTAATACAGAAGTGCAGAGATTGCGCGGTCAAAACGCAACAACCCCTGCGACCATACAATCGCAACAAACTGGACCAACTGGCCCGGTTGCTCCTGGTGCGGCTGCTTCACCCACAAGTGCAACCGGAGCTAGTGAAAATCTCAACTACATCTCCATTGCATCGCAGTTTATCAAACAGGAAGAAGGTCGAGGCCAACCGTCGCTGCGAGCGTATCGCGATCCGCCTCGCCAGTCGATAAACTATGCAATTGCCTTCGGCCATAACATGGGCATGAACGAGCTGTCGTCTAGAAGCAGGCAACGGGCATATATCGATGCCGGTTTTGCCGGACAGGTACCGATCGTTGGCACCTATGGAGAAAATACCACATGTAATGCTGAACAGGCAGAGGGCATATTCCAGGTTGATCTACGTAAGTACGAACAAACTGCACAAAATGTTTTACGAGGTACCTACGATCAGCTCGGTCCGTATCAAAAAGCATCAATGATCAGCTTTTGTTACAACGCAGGAGGTGGTGGTCTAGGAAGATTACGTGATGCAGGATTAAGCAATTTCGTCAATCAACGGGACATAGAAAGCGCCGCAGCACTGATTGAACAAACCATAACCAGGGCATCGGACGGAACCGATCTAACAAGGCGACGCCGAAACGAAGCTAACTTGTTCCGCAACCGCCCTGAGTTGGCGGGCATAGGTGCTGGCGGCAGGGAGGTCGACGGATATACGCGCGGTGTTAACGATACCACCCGTGCATCAGCCCAGGACCAACCGCTGAGCTCACCTGACACTACCGTTGTTGGCGGGTACATTAAGATGCAAAGCCGAAACAGCATGCACCTTTTGTCTGAGCAGCACATGTTCATAACTTCGGCCAAGGACATGCATCGGTTGGCAGGAAATAATCTGTTTGATTCAGCCGGACAGAACATCAACAGGGCTGCTGGCGGCTTTGTTCACGAATCGGCAAGAGGCGCGTGGACTGTCGGTGCTGCCGGTCAGATCAACATCAACGGGCCTAGGATAGATCTCAATGGCGCTCCACCGCCACCTGCTACCGCTGCTGCGCTGGCAGAAGGACCTGCCAGCCGTCCGCAGTCTGACATAGTTCTCAATTCCCTTGGCAATGCGGTGGTGGTGCTAACCGATACGATACTACCCCACTTGCCACATCACGAGCCCTATGAAAATCACGGCGGACGTAACTTCCAGAATCTACGTGATTCCACGCAAATCAATAACAACACTGGTCTTCGAGATGGCGAAATAGCGCTAAACAGCAATGCACCTCTTGACATATATGGTAGCCCGCGCAGTGACATGCCGCCGGCGGTCTATCGCGGAGTTGCGTACAATTCTAGGAATCAGCCGCTGTATAGATACGAGGCAACGTTGATCGGACGGGCTAACGTTATGACATCCAACAGCTTGGTTCTAAGCGATGAAGGTCGACAGTTCATAGTTTCCAGGGAAAACGGTAGCTATCGTCCGATAGAGGTAGGTAACCCACCGAAGCAAGAAATTGGCTATGGACATACGCTAACACCTGAGGAACTCTCTGCCCAGACTATTAGGATTGGTAGCGACAATGTGCAATTGAATGCACCTCTGACCCAACAACAGATTAACGAATTGTTTGATCAGGACATACAAGTCGTTCAACAATGGGTTCGTCCAGAAATTACACAGGGAGTTAGCCAGACACAATACGACATGTTTTGTAGCCTGGCATTCAACATCGGCGAAAACAATTTTAAACGCTCAGATGCGCTGAAAAATTTCAATGAAAACAACCTCTCAAAGGTACCAAATACATGGATGCAGCATACTGTTAACGCCGTTGGTCAGGTACTGCCCGGCTTGGTGTTGAGACGCCGGGCTGAGATCATAAACTTTATATCTGGACCAGCAACGGATTTCCGCGGCGGAGAGAGCCAGTCAGATCTCATTGGCAGCTACACAGACGGACTTCGACAGGTAACTGGTCCAACCGGAGTTACCATCATGTCAACTGCACCGTTGGCAGTTACTGGCCCGACCGGTTAAGCAGACACCTTTAGATCCAGGGTATTAACCGCCCGCCCGGCATCAAGAACCGCATCGAGAACCTGCCCCTTGCTGATCAACATGTCGGCCATCTCTTCTTCGACGGTTCCTTCGGCAACAAGGTTGAATACTGTTACGGTGTCGGCAACCTGCCCGATGCGGTGAATGCGATCCGCGCACTGGCTGATCTCACCTGGTGTCCAGGGGAGCTGGACAAACGCCACCGCCTTGGCCGCAGTAAGCGTGAGACCAAATCCGCCAGCGGTGATACCCACGAGGATCACACGGACCGTTGGGTCCTCCTGGAACGCCAGCACAGCATCGGCCCGTGCTTCGTCCTTGATGCCGCCGTAGATGACACCAACCGCGCCCTGGTAGTCCTCTTCATTTTCAAGCGAATCTCGGATGGTGTCGATCACTAACCGATTATGTGCGAAAACAACGATCTTCTCGCCTTCCTCGGTGTAGTCTCGGATCCACTCGATGGTAGAATCCAGCTTGGCATAAGCTGCAATCTCGCGCAACTTTTGGATGGCAACGATAGCATCATCACTCTTGGGCGCATTTCCGCCCATGCGGATGATGGTCTCCATCCCTGCCTTCCAATTAATACCGTTGAATGCGGATTCGACCTTGTCGTATTCCCTGCGATCAAAATCCAGCGGAATGGTGCGGTACACCTTGGGCGGCAGATCCTTGAGAACGTCTACCTTGAGGCGGCGCAGCATGATGTGCTGCGCTAGCAATCCATTGAGCTCGTCGATGTTGCTAGCACCATTGAAATCCCAGCCGTATCCGTTATTCTTTGGATTACAATAGCGGAATCCAAATCGACTCCATTTGCTGAATTCCGGCACCCAGCTACCAATGCTACGCACGGTGGTCCACAGCTCCTTGGGACGGTTCACCATCGGTGTTCCACTCATCAGCACGACCTTTTGAACGCCTTGACCGATCTTGACGGTTTCGTACCGCCCTGCCTTTTTTTCATCGATCTCGCCAATGGCAAGGCGTGTATAGGCCTTGGTGCGCTTGGCGTCCGGATTCTTGATCTTGTGGCTTTCATCCACGGCCATGAACCGTAGATTCAGCGCTTCAAGCGCATCCACGTTGGCAGCCAGGATATCATAGTTGATGATGTAGATGTCGCAGCCGTTTTCGGGCACCTTGCTGTACACCACGTTGGGATGCCGTAATGCACGCTTTTCGGTCTGGCGCCGGCTGTAAACTTTACCAATGATGTTGATGCGATATGTCTGGCCGGTCATGGCGATGATCTCATTTCGCCAGTTGTATTTCAACGTGTTTGGACACACCACCAACATGGGGAACATATGATTCTTGTGGGCGTAAGCCATGACTTGGACGGTCTTACCGGTGCCCTGTTCGTCCGCAAGCAGCCCAGTGCCAAGCTGGCTTTCTAGCCAGGCAACGCCGTCGGCTTGGAAATCCTTGAGCTCGAACTTAAAACCTGGGATGCATCGCACGCGCGGTATGCTGTTCAAGACCTCATGGATTTGCGGATCGACCTTCAAGCCGTGCTTGGTAGCGATCCTCAATACCTTGCGTGTGTTTTCAACGGTAGCATTAACCGAAAGCATATTGAACTGCTCCCCTTGTTTGAGCCTGTAAACTAGCAGATCTTGTGAGTTCGGTCAAGCGAATTTAGTTGATCACATGCGGAGAAAATTCGTCCAGGTCTTCATCGTCGTCAACGATCCCGGAGATAAATTCCTCAACATATTCGGGCCATACAGCGTGGCAGTCTGGACAGACCTTGTCCAACCAGGTTACGACGGCTTCCTTTGAACGTGCGAAACGAGGAGTTTCACACACTCCGCACCAACGGCGTCCGTCATCGAAGGTTTCTCCGTGCCGAACGCCGAGTTCGTCGAACATCTGGATCAGCGTGTCTCGGTCGTCGTATGAATTAATCGTTGAGTGCATTTTCAAATTCCTCGAGAATGGCCGCATCGGCGACCGAGATCATGATTTTGTCTGATACCACTACCACATGCCTGTTGTCGTTCAACGACAACAGGGTGCGGCTTTCCTGCGTCTTTTCTTGGATTTTTTCCAAGTAGTCGATGAATCGCTGTTCGACGTCAAATCCAAATCGTTCAGCAACATCCATGATGGGTGCGATGCTGGTCTCATTTACCGGTACTGACCAGCATTTTTTGTCCGGATGCCATGATGCCCAAAACTTTTTGCCGCCGTGCTCTCCTTTGAGATCAGTTTTAATAGACTGTACCACCTGGGCATCATATCGAAAGATAAACAACGCGTCGCTTTGGCTACTGACCAGTTTTCGATCAGCAGTTGCATCCGTTGTTGTGCGTTCAAGCGGATCGATTGGTTTTTGGCAAAAGATCGGAGATTGCAGCCAGTTGTCCATGAAATCTTGCCCGCCTAGCTGGCGCTGATATTTTCGAAGCAACTTCAATGCTGCTGTGGCCTGCTTAACGCTCCATGCGCGATTGTTGGATGCTTGCTGGGCCAATGAGTGCCCAAACGCTGAGTCCAGTCTGGAAAATCCAGAACCGTCCAAGGTGCTAGCGTGATTACACACCCCAGCAAGTTGTTGTATCATGCGTTCGGCCGTGTTTGGCGAATTGGCGTCCGTGGTCCATGATGTCATAGTATGGTCCTCGTTGGTCATGACAGATACTAACACGTTGCATTGTGCTGTCAACCGATCATTTCGAGGACTTGATCGTAGTTAGAACACTTCCTTTAGCCACGGTTTTGAATGGTGACCGCGATCAACGGCCCATTGGTACACCAAGCCTTTTTCCCTACCATGGGCTTCGATTTCCCATGGTAGATCCCAATAGTCTAGCTCATCGTCTGGTATCTTGCTGCCATGCCATTTTGGTTTTCCGGTTTTTCCGCAGAATGACAGCTCTTTTTTAGCATGCTGTTTGACATGGACCATCTCATGTGCAAGGATCATGAGGCTTCGTAGGATGGCAAATCTATTGGTTATCTTGATGATGAAATTTCTTGGACGATCCCAATCATCGTCCTCGTTGATATCAGTAAGGCCGTACTGTCTATCCTGATCAAACATCTTTGGACCAACGATGTGTATGATCACTGACATGTTTCTCTGCATCTGACGGCTGATCAGCTTGTGTCCGCACCATTCGGTGAAATCAATCATCAATTGGCGCTTTTCATCAGAAAAATACCGACCCTTGATGGTTATTTTCATTTCATTTCCGTTACCAGTTCACGGGATATTTATTTGAGCAGATTTATCCCAACTGGAGTGACGAGCAGTTTCTTTGAAACAAGAAGGTCCAGCACGGCTCGCGCCTGACCTCGGCAAAAATTCCGTTGGACTTCGCTGGTTCTTTTCCAGTGTTCTGGTGTGCAAGTCCCGTATTGCGTGTAGCTATCGCAATAAATGGTCTTGGCAACTTCCTCAATCAATTCAGAACTGATCATCAATCGATACCGTATTTGTCTCGGATTGAATCTATTAGATGCCCGACGGTGTCGGACAATCTTATATTGTCGTCGTCGTCGTCGACTGTGATTCCAAGCTTTTCTTCGAGATGCATGGTGAGCTCAATTACATCTAAGCTATCCATTGCTAGATCATCGGATAGTAGATGGTTGAGTTGTACTTCGGTGCTGATCAGTTTTGATTCGTTTAAATATCCGAGAACGGCTTCTTCTACGGTCGGCATGTGACATCTCCATGTTTGTGCTGTCTTGCAATTTTTATCTATCTTTCGTCGATAGTCAAGATGTCAAAAACGGTCATTCTAGCTAGGATAAATATCAATGACATGGCAAACTTAACCACTAGAAATCTGTTCGTTGGATATTCAACCGTTGGTGCCCCAAAGGGTCAACAATTGGTGGATCTCAAGCTGGTAGAACAGGACCTTTTGAATCATTTTTATACCAAACGCAACGAGAGGTTAATGATGCCCGGTTGGGGATGCGGTATCTGGGATTATCTTTTTGAGCCTCTGGATGCCGTTAGAAATGACATAATATATGAAGCACAGAAAGTCATTGATGCTGATCCCAGGGTCAAGCTCCAATCGATTAATGTAACCGAGCAAGATCACGGAATGCGCATACAAATGGTTTTATTGTATGTACCATTGAACGCAATTAGCTCTTTTTCGGTGGATTTTGATCGTCGCAGCCTTGCTCAAAGCGAGACAATGTGATCTAAGGAAAGAAGAATGGCAACTACACAGCAGGTCAGGCAAAGTCAGTTATTTGCCGGAGAAGATTGGAGGGTCATATACACGGCCTTCACTCAGGTAAATTTCAATGCATACGACTTTGAAACCATTCGTTCTGCGATGGTTGATTATGTTCGTCTAAATTATCCGGAAGATTTCAACGACTGGATCGAAAGTTCCGAGTTTGTTGCGTTGATCGATCTGCTGGCATATCTTGGACAAAGCCTTGCGTTTCGTATGGATCTCAATACCAGGGAAAACTTCCTAGATACGGCCACCAGGCGGGAAAGCGTTTTTCGATTAGCAAGGATGTTGAGCTATCAGCCACAGCGATCAATACCTGCAAGCGGGCTGTTAAAAATCACCACAACGATTACCAATCAATCGATTTATGATTCGTATGGTAACAATTTGCAGAACGTGCAGATCATCTGGAATGACCAGAATAACGCTGATTGGTTTGAACAGTTCATATTGGTCATCAATGCCACGTTAAACGCAACCAATACCTTTGGAGATCCGGCCAAGAGCGGAATCGTGCAAGGCGTCCCTACTGAACTCTACCAGATGAACAACACGTCGATACCAACCGGTGTCGTGCCTTTCACTGCTAGTGTTGCTGGTAATAACTTGTCAATGGAATTGGCAAACGTTAGCTTTGATGAGGGGTCGATCACCAATCTGGCTAACAGCGGTTCGTTTTATGAGATTGATCCAGACCCTCTCAATTCCTGGAGCATTGTCTATCGAAATGACGGAAATGGCTATTCAAGTCCAAATTCTGGATTTTTTCTGTACTTCAAGCAGGGAAATATGCAGTTCAAGGATTATCAGTGCAGCCTTCCGGTTCCAAATCGAGTGATCGACGTGAATGCAGATGGCGTTAATCAGACCGATGTATGGGTTCAAAACATTGATACTACCGGGCTTGTTAATAAGAAGTGGAAAAAGGTACCGGCCATTAACGGATACAACGTGATCTACAACAGCCTGGACAAGGGCGAGCGAGACATTTTCAGCGTTATAAGCCGGGATAACAATGGTAATGATCAGGTCAGCATTAGATTTGCTGACGGAAATTTTGGTAATGTTCCCATAGGTGTGATCAGGGTGTGGTATAGAACCAGCAACAATCTCACCTATCAAATACGCCCGAGTGACATTTCAAATCAGACCTTTGCATTTAGCTATGTTGATAACCTCAACAACGTATGGAACGTAGCGTTTACCACTAACCTAAGCTACACGGTTAATAATGCACAGGGAACCGAAAGCAATTTTAGGATTGCCCAGAATGCACCGCAGATCTATTACACCCAGGATAGAATGGTCAACGGAGAAGACTACAATCTTTTCCCACTACAGGATGGTCGGGTACTGAAGAACAAGGCCGTAAACCGAATTTACAGCGGTCAAAGCCGTTATCTAGATGTGACAGATCCGACCGGTAGTTACAATGATCTAAACGTATTTGGCACCGACGGGATACTTTACAGCGAAAATGATCTCAACATGCGCGATGTTGTTACATCGCCGGGTATCAACTACACGGTGGTCGTGAACACGCAGATACAACCTCTTCTCAACGGCAGCCTTGGTAATCAAACACAGGCCCTCGAGCTTAAGAACTTTTATTATTACAACTATCCAAGAGTTGCGATACCGGCTGGTTATACGTGGAAAACCATTACCAGCCTTACCAAGAGCACCACTGGTGCATTTTTTGATCAAAGCACGGCAGTACCACTTGGTAGCTATGCAAGCACGCAGTCAGCTTGGCACTATGTTTCACAAGGGTCGTTGATGAAATTTTCCAGTGGCAAGCAAGCATCGGTCGTTGGTATAATCGGCAACGGCACAGGTGTTGGTTTAACTGGTAAGCTGGTCACGAATCAGGGCGCGGTAACATTGAGCAATCTTATAAACACCGGCGATATTCCGGTTAGCGTTATTGCAGCCTTCCGCACGACCTTAACGACCTCGGAAGTTTCTAACATAGCATCGGCGCTAGGTACCAAGCAGACCTTTGGAATTCGATATGATTCCGGTGATATGGTTTGGAAGATCATATCACCGGATAATCTAAGTTCGAGCGACACGTTTAGCTTGGATTTTGCCGGTGATACCAGCAGCATGAACAAGGATGCTAGCTGGTTGGTCAAGGTCATATGGACCGGGTCTGGATGGCGCATATACACGCGATCCATGCGTTATATCTTTGAAAGTGTTCGACAGAATCGATTCTATTTTGAAAACACCAAGAAGGTGTATGATCCAAATACCAGTTCAGCAAAGCTTGACTACATATCGGTCCTCAGCATTAATCCTGATCCGATCACTGGACTGGCACTTGGTAAGGATTATCAATGGCAAATCACCGGTCAGCAGATATATCCGGACGGTTATGCTGATCCACGAAGCGTTCGTTTGACCATGTGGGAAGGTAACAACTTTGGGATACCCGACGACCCGGAGGAATTCAATGAGATAGTTGATCCATCGGTCTCACCGGAAAAGATGGTGTTTTGGCAACGCATAACCAGTTCCGACGGTTATCAATACTGGCAGCCAATTGATATTCCCATATCCAGGATATATCTCAATCCGTCCTTGATCCCTCCAACTAACTCTACCAATCCAGCGTGGAAGGAGGGTGACATAGCATATGTCATCAGTACCCAAAGCTTTTTTCGATACAGCAAGAGCATGCTATACAACGTCACCAACGAATATCGCATGAGGATTGGTCGAAAAAACATCAGCTTTTTATGGAAGCATTATGCACCATCTGAGCAACGCATCAATCCCGCGGTGATGAACCTCATAGATATGTATGTTCTAACATCGGCATACAATACAGACGTTAGAAACTGGATCGCCACAAATGGATCAACAACGACCATTCCTCAGCCACCGACCAGTGCTGATCTCAAGGCAGATTTCATCGATCTCGAAGCTTACAAGCAAATGACCGATCAGATGGTATGGCATCCGGTTAGATACAAGGTTCTGTTTGGTAGCCAAGCAGAACAGGAACTGCAAGCCAAGTTCAAGGTCGTTAAAACACCCGGTACCACGGTAACCGACAACGAGGTGAAAAGCCTGGTCATTGCTGCGGTAAATGATTATTTTAGCCTGTCCAACTGGGATTTTGGCCAAAGTTTCTACTTTACTGAGCTTGCGGCTTATATACATCAGAGATTGGCTACCATAGTTGGTTCGGTGGTGATCACTCCCTTGAATGCACAGGCAAAATTTGGAGATCTTTTTGAAATCACCTGTAATGCTGATGAGGTTTTCATCAGCAGCGCACGAGTGACCGATGTTCAGATAGTACCAGCACTAACAGAAACGGTTCTAGGAATAACAAATGGTTGATAAGCGTCGAACTATTGAGCTCCTTCCAGGGCATCTACGTACTGAAACACTTACCAAGGTATTTGCGGCCACGGTTGATCATCTTTTTCAACCGGAAAGTGTTGAGTTTTTAACCGGGTATGTTGGTAATAGACCAGCATGGTACGATCCAGTTAAGGATTTTTACATCGGTGAGCCTACCAAGAATCGCGCGGATTATCAATTTTCACCGACGATCGTTAGCAAGGATTACCAGAGCGGATTGCTGACCAATGCATTGTTTTACGAGGATCTACTGGGTCAGTTGCGATTTCAAGGCGCACTGGTTGATAATCATAATCGATTGTTTGAACAGGAATACTACTCGTGGAGTCCTCCGATAGATGCTGATAAGTTTGTTAACTTTTATAACTACTATTGGTTACCATACGGCCCGGCGGCAATTGAATTGCTAGACACAACTGATCTTCTAAATGATGTGGTTGATGCCCTTAACTACACTTATACCGGAACGATAAAGTACGAGTCGACCGGCGAAGTGGTCGAGACTACATTACCGTTTACCACTGGAATGAAAATCGTACCTCGGGCAGATCGAACTGATTCGATCAATGGTCGAGAATTTATCATTGAGCTTGTTGGTCAAGGGATACAGCTTGTTGAGATATTTTCACTGGCAAACCCAGGATGGGATTTAACTTCGTGGGATACGTCCAGCTGGGGCGGAGACGATTCACTTGAATACAAGCAATACATAACCATCAATCGAGCTAGCAAGGATGGAAATCAATGGAGTTCGACCAATAGATGGTTCCACGTTGATGTTATCAAGTTCAGCAAGGAAGTCAATCCAGATCCGTATCAACAACAAGCCCGTCGCCCTATCATTGAGTTTGACAGCAACATCAATTTGTACAAGTACGGTTTTCGAAACCAAGGATCGGTGGATCTTGTTGATACTACCAATGGCGATTTCCTGGGATCTATCGTTGGGCAGCCATCGTGGTCTATCGACGGTGTTCCTCTGCGCGACGGTATGCGAGTGTTGCCACTGGCCGATGAAAATCTCAATACCAACGGAAAGATATATGAGGTATCGGGACAGATCGCCGGGGCAATTGAGCTCACTGTTGTTCAATTGAATGGCGATCAAAACGGATCTCCGATGTACGGTGATCGAGTTAACGTTAAGTTTGGCGCCCTACAGGGATATAATCTCTATTATGATGGAATGAATTGGTCGTCATCTGGCCAGCAAAAACAGGGCACGACGATACCTCCGTTATTCATACTGTATGACATCAACGGCAATGCAATGGACGATCCTAGCATTTATCCGTCGAGCACATTTGCTGGCAGCCATGTGTTTGGATATACGTTGGATCAGAATTCATCCTTCGATTCGGAGCTTGGGATTAATGCCAAGCTCGACCAGTTCGGTGATTATGTTTTTATCAACAATTTAGCATCAGACACCGTAAACTACATCAGCGATAATCGCCAGCAGACCTATAGCGGTTATCTGTTTGCCGGTATCGGCGACGATCAGTTTTCGAACTCGTGGTATTCTGCCCCCACATCAAGCAGGCAATACATCGTTAACGAATTTGTTGTAACCAGAAATCAAGCTGAATATCGCATCGATCAGACCCCGGCTGTGCAGATACCAAATACCCTGCCGACCATAATGGTATATTCAATAACGCCAAATGGCACCCAAACTGAACTGAGAAACGGCAGTGACTACTTGGTTAGTGGAAATATAGTATCGATAATTTCGTCGATCATACCAGGATCAAGATTGATAGTTAAAAGCTGGAACAGCACCGCACCGTCAGAACTAATTGGATATTACGAAATTCCGCTCAATTTACGCGCAAATCCGAACAACGATGAAATCGTGTCAACCACTCGTAGCCAATTTTTGCAACAGTTCATCGATATTATCAGCAACCAAACAGGTCTTACCGGCACAACTCTTGGTAGCAACAACTATCGAGATACTGCAAAAAATCGTGGGCTAGGTCTGTCGATATTACAACACCGTGCTCCGATGATCAAGCTTGCTCTGATGAACACCATTCGTATCAACGATGCAACATCAACACAAGGGCCAGCCGATCCGATAGCAGCGATGCAGTTTGCACAGAGATCGTATCAAAGATTTTACAATCGATTCCTGCAAGCGTTGTTTAGCCAGTCGACTAAGCAGGGATTCTCAGCGTCCTCCTCTGGATCGTGCGATCCTTATGTGGTCGCACAATGGGTCTCTTCCGCCCTGGCACAAATCAATGTTGGGAAGACCCAAGCAAGCCCGTGGGCTAATAGTGGTCCAGATGGTATGCCCGGATCATATTGCTCGATGAAAAGCTCGTCTCCGACCTATGTTCCGGCATCGCCTGCTCGATTGGGACTAACTCCGGTTTATCAGCCGGTTGTTTATCTAGACTCGTGGACCTATACAGATACTAGATTGGTGATACAAACACACGACGGTGCGCGCATCGTCATGGTGAACGATCAAGGTGAACAGCTAGGTACGTTTGTTCATGGACAAACCTCGACGACAAATCCAGAAGAATTGACCAACCCGGTTGCAGCAGCATGGTTGAAATTTGAGCTAGATTTGTACAACGGGCTTCCAACCGGATATCGAGATCCAGACGCTGCACTGGTATTTGATACCAGGGAATACATGCCAGGAAAATGGCGCTCTAGCGACTACAGCCGCAGTGAGACCTTGCGGCTCCAACGATCATTCTTTGATAAATGGACGATCAACGGCCAGATCGAGTTTAGGGCGAATACAGGATACGATACAACCAATCAATTTTCTTACAACTATCGAAGTGTTCTCGATCTCAATGGCCAAGCGGTGCCTGGTCATTGGCAAGGGATCTATCGATGGTTTTACGATACTGATCGACCAAATACACATCCATGGGAAATGCTCGGGTTTACCCAAAAGCCGGCTTGGTGGGATGCACAGTACGGGTCGTCTCCGTACACTCGAGGTAACACTGCATTGTGGGAAGATCTTCGAGATGGCATCATCAGGCAAGGCGCACGTGCCGGTCAACATCAAGCATGGGCTCGCCCAGGTCTGATGAGTTCAATACCAGTTGATGATCAAGGAAATCTACTGCCTCCTTATGCAGCTGGTTGTGTGGCATCTATACCAGATGTGTATTCGTCTAGATCTGAATGGATATTTGGTGATGGCTCACCGGTTGAGAGCGCATGGACATATTCTCAGGACTATTCCTTTGTAATCTCTCAGGTTAGCTATCTCATGAAGCCGGCTCGATTCGTTGAATACACCTGGGATTCACTGCGAACCGTTGACTCGTTCGCTAATACATCAAGTTCACAATGGCTGTACATTGATACCAATTCTCGCCGCGGTAGCAATGAGTTTTATGTACACAGGGAGAAACCAAACACCCTGTCGATAGGTGTTACCATACCAAACGAAAGCGATCTTTCTTATTTTGGTAGCTGTGGATTCCAGCACTGGATATCCGAATACCTTGTTAGCCAAGGATTAGATGTTACTAACTATTTTGGTAATCTCATCAGGGGAGGTAACGTACAGCTTGCCCAACGAATGGCAGGCTACATCAACAGCAATAGCCTTAGAGTAACCGTGGACAGTTTTGGAGATCTTGGATACAATAGCCAGATAGTTCCAAATGAAAACATCAATACATACCTCTACAAAAGCACCAGCATCGGAGAAAGCATCTATAGCGGCGTGGTCGTCGAGCAGGTAAAGAACGGATGGCGGGTTTACGGATATGATCCGGTTGGTCAGATCTTCACCATCATACCTAGCAATACCAATGGTGCAAAAAATTCAATAGTGATTGGTAATCAAAAGGCAATCGAATACAAGATTGGATTACCAACAACATCCTACGTGCCATACGGTAAGGTGTTTTCCACTAGGCAAGATGTTTACGACTTTTTGATCAGCTATGGTAGATGGTTGACTGATCAAGGGTGGGTCTTTGATCAATACAGCGAAGATGCAAACGTTGTATTGAACTGGAGCCAAAGCGCCAAGGAATTTTTGTTTTGGAGCCAAGGTTCCTGGGACAACGGTACGTTTATTACACTGAGTCCAAGTGCTGACAGCGTAAGATTTTTTCAGCAATATGGTAATATACAATATGTTAACGGGATAACGGCAGGGACCTATCCGATCGTGGACAGGGCTGGATCTCCGGTACAACCTCAAAACGTTACGATTATCAGGGATGAGGGTGCTATTACCGTTAAACCAAATAACTCTCAGGGAATCTACGGTCTTCGACTTTATAGAACAACGCTCGAACATGCGGTATTTTTTGATAACATCACGGCCTTTGGAGATATAGTATATCAGCCTTTGTATAATCTCAGGCAGGAACGTGTTAAGATATATGCATACAGGACCAATGATTGGAATGGGCGAGTTGATGCTCCCGGGTATTTCCTGACCCAGAATGCCAACACGGGTACGTGGAGCATGACAACCAATCTTGAAACCACGGCTAATGATGTACGCAAGTATTTCAACATTGACCAACCGAAGAATTATAACGAAATTAATCCGATAAATGGTGCGATCGTACAAAAGACCACCGAACTCGGTGTGGTCGATCGAACCGATATCAGAAATCTTGCAAAGCATCTGATCGGTTATCAGGATCGGGTTTACATGCAAAATCTCTTGCTAGAGGATGCCACGCAGTTTGAGTTTTATCAGGGATTCATTAGGCAAAAAGGTACCAGAAGCACCATTGATAGGCTGCTTCGCAATACCTCGATAATACCGGCTGACAGTTCTTTTAATTACTATGAGGAATGGTTGATACGTACCGGATGGTATGGTGCAACCAGCCTTAACAACGTCATTGAATACAGATTACCACAGGCAAAGGTCGTCAACGATCCGCAGTGGATTAGGCTGTTTAGTACCAGTGACAGTGACTACAGCGGTGATCAGGTTCTTGACATAGTGCCTGGCGATCCGTTGATAGTAACACCTCCTGAAAGTTATCAAGATCGCCTATTTGCGCTGAGAACCAGCTATGCTATTAATCCACAAACTGATCTACCAACCGCCGGCTATGCCATGCTTGGTGAGACCACTTGGTTTGTAACAAACACAGCCGGATTGTTTAGTTTGTATTCTGATAGGCGCTCACAACTAATACCGCTGCAAGAACGCGACACGGTATGGCAATTTATCAACAATACCGGAGGCTGGAACGCTTGGATATTAACCAAGGCGGTAAGCCAAATTGATATCACCATACCTAGCCAGGTTAATGACACGCCTACTATCATTACAACCATTGCTGAGCACGGATTGCTTGATGGTGATATAGTAGTCATATATGGCGTTTTTGGATTAGCAATACTAAATGGTACCTATGTGATCAGCGGTGTGACGCCAAAGACCTTTCAGATACCAGTTACTACCTTTGAACAGGGTATAGGCGGAACGATATTAGTTTATCGACCAATGAGATTTGCCACGATATTTGATCGAGATAGCGGCGAGCCACCAGGAGGTTGGATGGACGGCGACATCGTTTATGTCGACGAGGGAGGAATCGTTCCAGGAGCATGGACGGTCTACACAAGAAGCTTTAATAAGTGGTATCCATATCGGCAACAGGAATACCGAGTGGCAGCTAGCCAGATGGTTGAATCTCGGTTGTATGATTCTGATAGCAAGGCACTGATTTCGTTGGTTGGATACCATGATCCGATACAGGGTCGTATTTCTGGTAAGGCTGATGCTGAAATCAGCTACAAGACTGATTTCGATCCGGCCAAGTATAACAAAGGAAATTCAAGTGGCTACGCACTAAGCGAAAGCGAGGCATGGAGCAGCGCCCAGCTCGGCGAGGTGTGGTGGGATCTTTCAACGGCGAGGTATATTGATTATGGCATCGGAGATGAACAATACAGGATACAACATTGGGGAAAGATCGCCCCTGGAACAAGTGTTGACGTGTATGAATGGATACGAAGCCCTATACCGCCTTCAGATTGGGCTAGTTATGCTGCGCAAGGCGAAAGCATCTCAGATGGAAGCAGAACTTTTATCCCTACAGGAAGTATCAGAAATCCTACAAATCCGAGCTGGTCAGAGATAGTCGAATACGGCTCCGGTGGTTCTGCGACGACATATTACTATTTCTGGGTAAAAAATAGCTCGATGGCACCCTGGTCTCCCACGAGGAAACTAACGACCATAAACATTTCGACCCTAATACAAAATCCAGATTCTGACGATATGCCGTGGTATGCTGCTGTGAGCAGCCGAAGCATTGTGATGGGTAATGTTCAGCGGCTGTTGAATGCTAATC